CTACAATTGTGGGTCGCGAAGCCCTAACGGGGTGGCGTTGTGCTACTGTAGAAACAAGAGTGGTCAGCATTTAGTCTACCGATAACACCTACAACACCCTTACAAAACACTTATAATAAAGCTCCTCATAGAAGTTTTATTATATTTGTACTAATCTACCAACTATAAACTAGAAATGTCCAGGAATGTTTTTGTAAATCTGGAGGCATACCTCATTGAAAGACTGAAATATCTAGAAACTCCCGAATGTCGCGAGAAGTTCTCAAAAGAGGAACGTGAGAAAGAACTGAAACTCCTCACCGAAGAGTTCCGAAGTGTTCTGAAAGAGAAAGATAGAAGCCCTCCTTCTCCACAAACGATCGACCCTCTCTATATCTCAGTCGATTTGACAAAGGTCTGTGAAACCACCACCAGCTTATACAAATGATATCCGAAAGCACCAAAGGCCGCAATGATCAGCATATCATATGCAGGCCGTTCTGTCTTCTTTCCGTAATAGCCAATCCAAATAAGTAATGGCGCGATCAAGAACACGTGGATGAGATTGACCCAAAGCATTGCAGATTTCGCGAAAAAGCGCCCGACTGCCTTGATGCCGTGATAGACCAGAATGAGAAGTCCGGTGCCGAAAAGAACATTGTACACCCAATCGGGACTGGCTGCCCGCTGGAACGCCACCCACAGCAGAAAAGGTACAATAAACGCCACATGCATAACACCGATCAGCAGATAAGGATCCATCTTACTTTGCGGCCATCTTTTTTAAAGAGTCATAGTTCGCGCTCACGTAATAAATAACTACCACGGCTCCTACTGCAGCTGCAACTTGTTTCAATAGCTTAGCATTCATTTAATGGATGCTTAGAGATTTGTGTTACGTGTTGGCTTATAAGTTGCTCTTAATCCATTCCTCAACTTTCTCATTCGCTGCAGACTGGAATGGTCCAATCACCTGCTTGTTCTTCACGATCACAAAAGAGGGAATGGATCTCACTCCGCAATAGCCCCCCGTGTAGTTGTTCTGATCCACATCACACTTGAGCCAGTTCAGATCAGGAAATTTCGCCTCCAGTTCGGGCATGTTCAGTCTACGACATGCTCCGCACCACGCCGCAGTGAAATAGATCACCGTGAATGCCGGGATCGTAGTGCCTTCAGGAACAGGTTGAACTCCAATGAGTTGTTCGAACTCTTCTTGTGACATGAGGTACTTCATTATATTGCTTTCGCAGATTCTGCGCTAGAGCGGATAAGCGCGAGACTGATTCCACCGATTGTAACGAAACTGAGGGCGGCCATGAAGATACCACTCGATATATCCTCGAATGATCCACCGGACTGTGACTTTTTGAGAATCTTGTTCGCCACTTCCTCAATCGAAGGAAGATTCGTGTTGCCTCCGCCCTTCATAGACGTCGACGGCACAGCACTACTGGCCAATCCCGCTTTGAGTTCCGTAGTACTCGATTTCAAACTGCTTATGAGTCCTGGAAGAGCAACCATACTTGCTATTCCACCCCCCGCCAAGGCAGTCACTCCACCAATCACGGCAAAAATGATGTTTATGACAGGTTTATACGTCGCCGTCACAGAAGGCGGCAACATATTCAAGAATCCATACGTGCCTGTTCCCAGCATCGCAAGTATAGCTGCGAGCAGAGCAGGTGTGATTGTTCCGTGGGCACGGGTAAATCCGCCATTCCCATCGCTTACAGGGTTCAAAGAAGACATTGGTTTCGCCGGGTTGAACGTGGTGAACGGGACCTTGTATCCTTCATACGCAAAGGCCGGGCTGAACATTTGTATCAGATCAAACACATACCAGGGATTCAGTACGAGAAGATATCCGACCCACCACAGATGTGGATAGTAGGTTGTAAGAAAGGTATTTCCGAGAACAAGCATTGCCTGTAGACCTGCCTTCACAAAGAACCATGTCATTGCGTTCGTTGCCCACAGATTCATCCCGCCGAATCCGAGATACGAAAAAGGGGGGATGGGGATTCCTCCCGCAAGTATGAACAGCCCGAACCATTCTACCGAGATTGGAAAGTAACTCGCAAGTGAAAAGGAACTTGTTGCTGGTTTTGTTGCGGCTCCCAGGAGTCCACTGACTATAGACGCCATCGCTATTGAGACCTACGAGCTAAATCTTGAAGAGAAGACCCGCGAACCCATTCACCACACGCAAGACGTTGTGATTCTTGGCATAGACGGTGATATTTGAGTTGCCGCGATTGGGCACATACGCAGGATTTACAGTCCTTCGAACAATGGGAGTGTTACTTCCAGGTGGAACCAGATTGCCCTGTGCGTCAAAGTTGAACTGTATGACCTCATTCGTATCGGGGCGGAGATTCACCACGAGTGTCATATTGTCAATACGGCTCGCGTTCAAGGAACCGCTGGGCTGCATCTCTTCTGGCCGGAGTGCGAAACTATACAGATAGACGAACTGCTTGATATCCGTACTCGTGTGGTATTGAAATGGCTGGACGATACGGAAGTATCCGGCATCACGGGTGTCGAAGCGATCATATCCGTCGACTTGGAGGGTAGCATCTTGGAGCATATCGCGCGAGATCCCGGGTTCATGCGCCGAAGTGCTTCCCCAGTTGAACCACTCATGGGTCGTGTCCATCACATTACGACGAAGCACCCAGATCAACTCGCGCAGAGGGTGATTGAACTCTAGACGCACCGATTGCGTATTTATACCGGACATGATCGTCTGCCTTGGCGTATATTGGATCTGTTCGATCAAGTATTCATGCGTATTCGCCACGAAGCGTCTGCGTTCCTCCGTGTCGAGATAGATATAGTCGCCCCAGAGACGGATATCCACGATACTCGTTGGAGTGGGCTGAATGGGCGCGCAAGTGGCCGTGGTGTTTCCATTATCAATCAGACTCGCCAGATCGCGGAATTTGACATTGAGGCGGATAGGATGATACTGCATCGCGAGGAGAGGCAGATAGAGCCCAGGATTCTTATTGAACCAGAACTGGAGAGGAATGTAGAGTTTCTCCGCGCCGTATTTATACGTTCCTACGGAACATGCTTGACTGGCCGCAGATGCGGAAGGAAGGTTTAAGCCGTCCACGCGCCCGATCATGTTGTAGAGAGCATCCCGCTGACTGGCGGAAGTGGTGAGAGAGGACCATATCAACATCCATTCTCCGGTCTGCTTGTCGATTTCCTGTTCGCCGATTTCCAACGATATCTCTTCAATCATTGCATACCCCACCGTATTGACGTACTTCCCAGTGCTTCCGTCACTCATTGTAACAAAGGGTAGGACCACCTCCAGAATCATGGGTCCGAGGAGATCGCCGCGCCTGGGTATGAGAGCCGTAACACGCTTTCCGAAATCGGGGTCGCCGTCGAAGTAGATCTGCTGAGACTCTATCGCGAAATTCGTGTAGCGCCGATATACCATTTTGAACCATGTTATCTGTGGATTTCCGGTGAGAAATACATCTTGTTTTCCCATGGCAACCAGTTGTAATAAACCACCACCGCCAGGCATTCTAGTGTGTTGTGCGACTTATTCAGTAGACGCTATTCTTATATTGATATAGAACCCGCGAAGGATGAGTCGGACAAATGAATCACAACAGATCCAGAGTCTCTTGTATTCGGTTAATCCTCTTACTGCACAGCCCTATTCGACGAATATGATGGAGGTGGCCGATGGACAGGGGACCTTTCGCTGGCAGGATATCTTTCAGACGATTAGCACACAATCCGCCTTCATCGGCAGTGGTATCGGCTATCTCCCGTCGAGTTTCGCACAAATATACGGGGCCGCTTCTTCCATATCGACCACGCTCGCCGTCAGCTATTCAACATTATCTAGTCAGATCGGTCTAGGAGGCATACCGGGTAGTATAACGGGCTTTCAGCTCCAAAGTACCGTGGCGTGGATCCAGGGTCCCAGTAAATATATCAGCACTGGCGATCTTGTGAGCTCCATGACACCCTTTTTCAACGGATCTCTCTCTTTCATGTCGAATATACAGAGTACAGTCACTGGTCTGGGCTCATCACGATATGTTAGCACGGCCTCACTCAATAGTACAACGACAGGTATCGGTAATCAGCTGCGTTCTACCATAAATAATCTCGGTACTACCGGCTACATCAGTAGCCTGTCTCTACAGAGTTCTATTGATGGTCTGGCTACGGCAGGCTACATGAGTTCTGCGAGTCTCTACAGTTCCATGACGGGGCTCCTATATCCGCCAACAAGTCCTGGGGGAAGCCTGGGAGTGGTGGTCACTGGCACTTCCGCTCCTCCCTATGTCAACTTCAACTCGCTGATCCAGGGCTATCTCGTGAGCACGAACTACGTGAATCAGTCGAATGCCTCCTTTTACGGTATTGTACAGGGTAATCAGCTTCCCAGTACTGTCAGCGGTGTCATAAGTTCTCTTGGGAGCCTGGGATATGTGAGTACGGCCACTTTGCAGAGTACGAGTGCAGGGATCATTGCAGCGAAGCAGAACATCTTCATTGATCGTGCTGGCTCAATGAGTATTTACAACTCCCAGGTCTATATTTCTTCTGTGGGCGCAATCACTTTCTTGAGCAGTTTCGTCGACTCTACAATCACCTATAAGGGAGTAAACGGACCTATCACGGGACTCATTTCAGGGAACTCGAATCTCACCTTTTCCACAATGAATCTACAGTTCGACGCCTTTTCGAGCTTGATTACTTCTTCCAGCCGTATTACCGCGGAAATATATCCTACGTTCCAGTTTGACACCTTTACGAACGGGGCGGTGGCCTCGAAGGCCATTCCCATGAACACCTATATTCAATACGGTAACGCCTATCTCAGCACGTCTCACATGACGCAGGTGGCCGCCGTGAATACGACTGCAGGGTATTCGAATTTCTACCAACAGCCTATGAAGATGTCGATTCCAGGCACGGAGGTCCTCGGAATGTATCAGAATCCCTATGTGCTGACACATAATCTCCCTGGAGGGCTCTCATACTTGACAAATACTGGATTCCGTTCTGAGAACGTGAATGCATATTTTGCCTCTACCAACTCGTATTTTCTCACCATTCAGAATCTGTCATTCTAAGACAGAAGTGAATGGCTACGAGTCTAAAATCAGGTGACTTCGATATCATCACACTCCGACAAATTCAAATGCGCGAGGGACTCGCGAACACAGTCGTGCCGAGTCAGTATATTCTTATTTCTGACGGCACAGGCTTTGGATATTGGAACTCTGTGAGTTCTATTAGCGGTGTACCCTTTGATGCTGTGTCTGATCCATATGGATCGACTCTGGCTGCTTCCAATATCGGCCATATTCTTCCTGTGAGCACGATCGGGATTAACGGGCTTCTGAATATCTACGCGGACGGGGCAACGAGTACACTTCTTTTCAGTAACGCTGCACCCAATCTTCTGGTTGCACAGGACAGTGTCCCTTTCGTGTCTCGTCTGGCTGCTCAGATCGTTCCCAGTCCTGAGAATATCACGATGTCTACGTCACAGTCGACGCTGAAATTCATCGGCGTGGGGGACATTCAGCTGTCGACGGTCACGGATCTTCGCACGGTGTTTTTCTCTATTAGTTCTTTTACTTCAAAGGGATATGCGGATTTGTCCAGCGTTGCTCGCGCCTGGCCTGGATATTCTTATAGCACACTCTCGACGAATGCGGGCTATGCCAGTTTCACCAGTTCAATCCCCTATTCGACGACATCAGGTGGATATGGATGGGATTGGAGTCCTTCCTTGGGCTCGAATATCCCCATGTCAACTGTGGAACAGTATCCTGGGTATAGTACGGGTGACGTGTATTTCAGTACGGTGAGTTTCAATATGACTCCCTTCATGCGCTATATTCAGCCCAACTCTACTACGAAGATGTTTCTGGAAGTGAATCCGAACTACATGTTCCAGCGGATGTTTCTGCCGGCCACAGCGCCCTATAATCTTTTCAAGGGCTTCTCGAGTTTCATACAGTATCAGTCAGCCAGAGGAGTCCAGATTCTTCCCACGTCTGTGCAAGGGAACGTCATGACCTCACAGCAATCGAACGCCTACAGCTCGAACTATTTCAATAATAATCTGAAACTGGAAATCGATCCGGCTGTTTTAACAAGTAACGCGGCCATTGATGGGGCGTCTGTTGCGTATTATACGCTCTACCACCGGATTCCTGGGGGAATGGCGAGTCTTCTGTGGGATGGATCATGTGACTACAATATAAGTGATCGCGGCGGATTCAGTAATAACTATATTGTGAATGTTGATAACTATACTCCTCGGAGTAACTCTGTCTTTCTGCATATTTTCAATCAGGCTGGAAATGCTCCACCAATGCCAGGCCCATAAAATGTCTTCACCGTTTAGAAAAATGAACATCTTGATGCTCGCCTATGCTGCTCTTCTGTTCGTTGTTTTGACCCCCGGTGTCTTGCTGCGCCTGCCTTCTAACGGATCCAAGATGACTGTTGCATTGACTCATGGTGCTATCTTCGGAGTGGTGTGGTATTTCACCAACAAGATGGTGTCGAGGGCATCGTATGAGGGGTTCCAAGATGTTAAGGCGGCTCCGAAGGCGACTTCGAAGGCGACTTCGAAGGCGACTTCGAAGGCGACTCCGAAGGCGACTGGGAGGGTTAATAGCCCTGGACTACAAGCTGCAATGTCTAGAGCGAGGGTTAATAGCCCTGAAATACAAGCTGCAATGTCTAGATTTGATGATGCTACTAACCGGCTACAGGCTATAGAGGAAAAATACAACAGTGTCGCGCAGATGGCACAAAATATGGAGAATGAGTTGATGGGTGCACAAAAACAAGTTAAAAATGCCGAACAACAGCTACGTGTAGCTCAGGGATTACCACCGACTGAACCCATAAGGATGGTCGAACGGAAGCCGGCCAGAATTTAAACTCATGCAACTTTTTAACCTCACATTTCCCGCTTCCCCAACTCTACCGCCCACGCTTCTAACTTCCCCTGAACAATCGCTGTAGGCCTATACGGCCACGGTGATAAATAGACTGCATTTGACCACGGACCAGCTCGTCGCCATCCAATATGCGTTCCTTTACAAACTTCCCAAAAGAATCGCTGACCTTCAGCATTCTCTGCGAAATTCCCTCTGATCTCCACATGCCGCCTCTTTTCCTCCGACGTCGTCGCCTTTGGCCATTCAAGTTCCAACTTATCACACAGCGCTCTATACCAACTGTAACAATCCTCCAGCCGCCACACAGTCGCCTGGAATGTAAAGGCGTACGTGTCGTTATTTGCTATACGGGCCCAGTGAGCCAAGTTTGGATCGTTTCCAAGTTGCGGCCCACCCGGACCCGGACACGGCATTAGCCTCACACTCGTATGCTCTTTTAGGAGGTCGAACGCGGATTCGATTGCGTTGAAATCGGGGGCGCGATCCAGGAGGAAATCTTCTTGCATTGGGAGCACGTACTCGTAGCGGCCGCGCAAGACCTCTAAGGCGGCGCGACGCGAGTCGAGGAACCCTGCATCGGCTTTGGCGAGTGGAATGATCTCGACGCCCATTGCGGCGACTTGCCGGCAAACAGGATGTTCAGGTTCCTCCGTGGCGAGAAATAGCGGCATGGTGAGTAGTGGGGCATACCGCTTTATTAGCTTGAAATGGAGTGGTAGGATGCCGTAATATTTCGGGGTGGAGTTCACTAAATAGGCACACCTATCCATATATCTGTGTAAGTCATCTCGGCCTAAGGTGGCTCGGATAATACTAGGTATGTTAGCACGAAATCCCAAAACAGGCAAGGATCTACGGATCATTAATCTAGACACGTCGGTGTGGCGCGACCAGAAAACTCTCGTGTGGTTTGAGGATGTTCCTGAGAAGGCGGAATGGAATCGGTGGGATCTGGGGGCCACCGATACGGCTGTGGCGGACAAGTTACACGCGGTGGGCATCATACCGGATGTTGTGCTCTGTCTGAATGATCCTGCAGATGTGACTGCCTGGTTAGAAGCAGGCTCCTGGTCCAAGGCTCGTATCGTCGGTCTCCCGAAGGATCTCATCACATCTTTGGGAATGAAGAAGCTACTCGAACTCAAGATGACGAATCTCCTTTGTATTGACGAAATCCACGATCTCTATCCTTTCACGGGCGCCACGTGGGATGGGACCAAGGAGGACGCCAAGGCGCTGATTGCGCTCGCTCTCCATTTTGGGCGCAGCTTTCCTGTTGCCGCTTCCGAGGAGCGTACCGTCTTTGCTACAAAAAGGGGTCTCAAACTCTTACAAACGGTGGAGAAACCCCAAGAACTCTGGCTCGTCACCCAGTTCTATGATCCAGGAAAGGGGAAGCGTCGTGTGGAAATCGAGGAGTGTCTGAAGAAGAATCTCGAGTGTTCCGCCGTGGATCGTGTCATCCTACTGAACGAGAAGCCCATGGGGCAGAATCATGATAAAATCCAGGAGAAGGTGATCGGGAAACGGCTCACCTACGCCGATGTGATTCGCTGGATCTATGACGAGGCGCCCGAGAATGTGATCGTCGCCTTTGCAAATGCCGACATCTTTCTGGATGGCGATTCCTGGCGTGTCCTCTGGTCCACGGATCTCATGACGAAGCCGAAGTTTCTCGCGCTCCTTCGATGGGATGTCCAAGGAGTTAGCACGGCCGATATCGAAAAGGCGAAACTCTTCGGGCCTCGTGCAGATTCCCAGGATACCTGGGTTGTTGCGGCAAAGGCTATCAAGTCCGTGAGCTGGGATTGGGCAGCTCTCAACTTCCCTTTCGGTCAAGGAGGATGTGATAACGCTATTACGATCGAGATGTTCAAGCAGCGATTCCTCATTGCAAACCCTTCTCTCTCCTTGCGCACCTATCACTATCACAGTAGCGAGGTGCGGACCTATGATCCACGCGACATTGTCGACAAGCCCAGTTATCTTTACATTCAGCCTACAGGGCTTCATGACATGCGTCCTATGATGGATTGGGGCAAGCCAGCAAAGGAGCTGTTACATAAACCAGTCGAATGCTGTGTGAAGGGACCGCTGAGTGTCCCACAGGCAAAGACGTTCTGTACCATGGTGAAGCGGAGCAGTGACGATCAGATTGTCCTTCATCCTATGGAGAAGACTGTGAGCCAGGTGGCTAACACAAAGCTCTATGAGTTCAATGAGGTCTTTCAAACCCGTGAAGGGCTCTTTTATACGTATGATTCTATCTATGTGGGAAAGACAAAGGCCTCTACAAATGCTTGGGCGGATTCCCAGATAAGTTCCATGGCGGCTTCTTTGGCGATTGAGGAGGCGGTGATTGCTCCTCTACCTGATGCAGTGGCAAAGGATCCGTCGAAATTCATCCTGAAATACATGTCAAAGATCTTCGTGATGCGCGACGAGTTTAATATGCCAAATGGAGAATTCTGGTGTCCTAAGAATAAGGGCTGTATTGAGGCGATCAAGATGTTCAACTGGCCTGAGAAAGAGATACCCGTGCTCTCGCGCGATGAGAATCAGCAGACATGGTGTAAGAAGGCGGTAGTATGGCCCTATGAAGATGTGATTGACGATATTGTCTCTGTAGAGGAAGTTGCTGCATTGAGGAAGAATCTGGGGCTAGGTGGATGGAAGGAGAATCCAGAGAGACGGCTCGTGGTCATGGTGGATGATGTATGGATCACGGAGACGATGGTTGACACGATCGAGGATACTCTACAGGGGCTTGGAATCAACGTGCGGATCTTGTGGCCTGGTCGTACCGCTCTGGATCTCTGTCTTCAGACGATGATTGGGGCTTGGGGTGTTGTGCTGGCAAGCAAGGAGCTGGCATCCTGGTCCTGGACACTTCCTATAGGGGCCTATGTCTGGGAGATCCAGTCTGAGATGGAGCCTTCTGCCACACTCCTACATTTGTGTGCAGCGGCGGAGCTGGATCACCGTCTCCTTATTGTGGCGAAAGGCGTGCCGAACCAGCGCGAGAAGGATACCGTGTTCACAAAACTTATTACGGATATGAAGGGATTCCTGGAAGTGAAGCAGATCACGGTCACGACCACCATACCTGATCTCATTCTTCCCGCCAAGTGTGATGGCTTCTTCGGACATGCTGGCGACTCCTTTAGAGAGATGGCAAAGATATGGGGTGAGCGTGGATATGTTAATCTCAAGGAGAAGCCTGTAGAGCAAGTATGGTTGGGGGCAGTGGGTGATACACTTCTCTATGATCGGCCGACACTGGAATGGCTTCAGCGGTCGAGTGAAAAGACGTGGAAGAAGGCTCTCTTTGGTAATCCGGTGCCGAAAGATGGAAAGGCCTGGAGTTTCTGGCCTCGGCGTCCAGCTCTTGTAGAGGAGTTGGTGTTAAAAGGACTTCCCACGAAATCCTTTGAAGCTCGTGAAAAAACATTGGTGTTTTATGGGCGTTCCGAGAACGCAGTACAGAGGAAAAGGAGGACTGGGTGTGATTGGTCGACGGCTTGTGATGATTTCTCACACCGCATTTCGAATGTGGATGAATATGTCTATACGCAGAGGGAATATCTGGAGCGTCTGGCAAATGCAAAATACGGGCTGTGTCTGGCGGGTTACGGCAATAAGTGTCACAGGGAGATTGAGTGTATGGCCATGGGCTGTGTACCGGTTGTTGCTCCTGAAGTGGATATGAGTTCGTATGCAGATCCACCGGTTGAGGGACTCCACTATTTCCGTGCAGAGAACCCTGAGGAGGCGACAGAAGTTACGCAAGTGACGCCGGATCGTTGGACTGTCATGTCAGCGGCCTGTAGGGATTGGTGGTTACGGAATGCTTCTGCAGAGGGCATGTGGAGGCTGACGCAAAAGCTTTGAAAAATTGAGGATTTGGTTGTGCAACATCAATGACAAGATGCCTGCTGTAGGAAGGAATACGCATCCTCTGTCTTACTTTGAGGGTGGATACCTGCTAAAGTCAGGTAAAATGCTTACTCGTGAAGATGCCAATTTAATAGCCAGTGAGGCAGGATTGAATACCGATCACTCGCTTGATAAACAATATGAACGGATACCGGAATACAGTGATTCTGGTAAAATATGCGGTTCATATATAAAGCAACATAATCCAGTATATACTCCCTATATTGATCATAATGAGCCATTACCCCCAATGCTTCAGTTCTTCTCAAGTCAGATCATTTCAAATAAGTTTCTTTCAGATCTCATTTCAGGTGGTTCGGCAAAACCTGAGTGCGAAGGGTCCTCATATACTATTAATCTGAACACCCTAAAGCCAACACGTAATTCTCCCTTACAAAAAGAGATACCAGAGCATATAAGGATAAAACTTCAGTAGGTCTCCTCGCGAGCCTATAAAATTTGACGCATGATCGTACCAGAATGATCCCAACATGCCGGTGAAGTTCGCCTATCTTTATTGTCTCACCAACACGGTGATTGGGGACTTACTAAAGATCGGTGTGATCAATGTGGCTGTGAGTGATCATCGTCGTCTTGGTGACATTCTTTCGGAAGTTATGGGAGATACGTGGCACTTCGTCATGGCGAAATTCATCCATCATCCGCAGAATCTGGATGAAACTCTACAGAAGATTCTAAAAATACATTACCCTGTTGTCGAGCGAAACATTTACAATATGTCGCTCGAGGATGCTAACTTGTATTTCGATCTCGTGCGCGGCGAGAGTGTTCATGTGGCGCATGTTAAGAGACTGGGCTATTAGACTACCGTGTCAACTCTGCAGTAAAAGTCATAGAACATTTTCTCTTTTTAACGTAGGGAATGATTTACATAAGTGGTGTAGTTTCTTTATTTATCCAGCTTGTGGTTGGAATCATTGACTATTTTGCAATAAATATAGAAATAAATCCAAAAGACGAACTTTTAAAGGATCTATTAAAAGTTGAACTGTTTGTCCAGATCATTGAGTTTGCATTTTATATTTGGCTATTTTTCTACTTCAACACGTTTTCTGGAAACATCACGCCTTTTCGTTATTTAGACTGGTCATTTACCACACCCTTAATGTTGATTACATTGTCCGGATTTTTACATCACGACAGAAATACACCAACCAGATTGGGTGAGTTTTTATCCAATAATATAGGCTCAATACTAAAAATAGTTATATTAAATGCCACCATGTTACTGTTTGGTCTCATTGGCGAAGTTGGTTTTTTGACACCATATATATCTACTGCAATAGGTTTTATCCCGTTCGTTTTAAATTTCAAGTATATCAAAGATACATTCTTATCATCTTCCACCGATACGTTCAAGTATGCCGTATTTTATTGGTTTGTATTTTTCTGGTCACTATACGGCGTGTTTGCCCTTATGAGTTATACAGTTAAAAATACTGGGTACAACATACTGGATATATTTTCCAAAAACTTCTTTGGACTGTTTTTGGCCTATATTTTGTGGTCAAAGTCAAAAAATGGAACGATCTAATAACTAATCAGCGTCAGAATCTGGGTGATCCACGACTCCACCTTCCTTCAGCCTCCCCACATACTTGAACTTCATGTCATAGAGTTTATCCTTCGCTGGATCCAAGTAGAGGGATCGTCCATCCACCTCCGTTTTCCTCACGTTGACCACCTCGTATTCGGAAAGATCGATCTCACCCTCAACTATAGCCTGTGGGAGTATCTGCTTCTTTGCATTTACACGGCGCTTGGGGGCAGGAGCAGCCTTCACTGTTGGTAGATTCTCAAGAATCTTTTCAGCCTTTACCTCTTTAGCAGCTTCTGCCTTTACTTCTGTAGAAGCTACGACCTTCGCTTTTGGTTCCGCCTTCGCTTTTGGTTCCGCCTTCGCTTTTGGTTCCGCCTTCGCTTTAACCTTTCGAGCCTTTCCTGGGGCCACTTCTGGCGCCACTTGCTCCACACCCTCGTACGCCTTCTCGACAGCAGCTTTCACCTTCACCATATTCTCCTCGCTTAATGTACAACCTTCCTCGATCTTTAGATTGTACCACTCGCCACCATACATGCGCGACCAGTAGGGGATCGGCTCCGTGACACGCCCCATCAAGTAGGATGGAAGCGTCCCTCCTATGGTTCTCCCAGTAATACCGAGAAGCTTCGCCTTTGTCTTTTCCTCCTTCTCCGCACATGTCTCGCACAGATCCCCAGATCGTGTCATTCGCTCACACCGAAGTGGAAGATGAAACAGGCCGCCCTCTTCGAAACTCAGCATGTGAACCCCTTTCGGGGTATCTTTGACGAGACGGCCGAGACATTGCGACATGGTAGTGGGGGTTCGAGGGCAAGCCGCCCGCATAAATTTTACTCGACGACCTGCTGCTCGTCGATGGTATGGAAGATTTATACCCAATGTACGGCTATCCTAGCTACATTCATCGCGACACCCCCTACATTTCAACTGTAGCGGGTCTCATGATGCTCTTTGCTGCCCTTCTCAGCTTCCTCTATCGGCTCGATTTTGGGAGTGTCGGCTTCTGGTTGATTTGGGCGCTCGTGTTCTTTGCGACGACCATGGTATCGCAGATAATCCTCTATCACACCTATGACGTGTAGACAGCGAGAGTGCGTGCAGAAGGATCCGTTGTATTTGACCAACGGGGCATCCAGAAATAAGGCACATTGATCTTATCTGCATCTTTACCATAGCAGTCTCTGTACAGC